CTTGTCTGTAAAAAATAAACCAATCTTATTTGCTAACTGGCTAAATACTGGAGTTAAGTTTCCAGAATTATCTGTTCCAGAGTCACCGTAGGGAGCAACAAAAAGGTTAACGCTTGTGTAAACTTCTGACAGAGCTGTTGCCTTTGCCACGCCCGACACCTGTTGAGCAAGATCTCCGTAGTCTCTAATAGATACTGCTCGGTTAATTGCTCTAATGCTTGCTGGAGCATTAACTCGAATAGAATCTGTTGATTCAGCATCGGTTCCACCGGCTGCGGCAGAAGAGTTGTTTACAATAAGGCCTGGTGTAAAGTTAGTAATAATGTTTTTAAGAGTTCCTGCGTTAACGTTACCTCGAGCACCGCCACCAACTCTGTAGGTTGCTAAAATTTGAGCGTTTGCTGGTGGAATACGTCCACTTACTCCGTCTCCAAAAACTACAGAAGTTATGTCCTCTGCATCAGTTTTACTGTAGAAGACTGCGTCAGTACCGCCAGCATCAATAATGTAAGGAACGGACGTATACACCGTGTCATTAACCGTTATAGAAATACTGTTGCTAATTACTGGGGAATCGGCAAGAAGAAATTCTTGATCTGAAGTTCCATCAGAGTTTCCAACAATTTCGTCAGTAATTGTTTCACCTTCGGTTGCACTAACGTTTATGCTTCCTCCAGCGGGAACCGTAACCGACTCGTCAGTTTCAAAAATAATTTGAGTATTTATACCATTTACAATAGTTGTAGTAGCCACTTGAGTATTAGATGGAACAACTATTGAAGCAAGGGTGCTATTTGAAAAGTTTAAAGTTACCGTTGCTGGAATACTGTCTGTTGGGGTATAACCCAAAACACTAGCAATTTTTAAAATGCTGTCTCGCTGACTTGCGGTAGACAAAAACGCCTCATTTGAAGCACGGTCAACATAGTAGTTTAAAAGATCTCCCATATAAGAAAACATTTCTAGCAAAATAATGCCAAAATCTGCTGGGTCACGGCTAACCCAATCAGGGGCGTAAAGAGGGATTAAGTTTATTAAATCTTCTCTAATTGAAGCGTAATCACGGGAGGTGTAATCAACTTGAGGCACAAAATTAGCCATTATTGAATCTCCTGAATTAGCTCGCCAGATCGTGTAAATTCGCCAATTTTGGCGGATACCGTTTCCTGTTGTTTATTGGGCAACTCATAGTCTACAGAAATAACGAAGCCTTCGGTGCCCAACTCCCCAGACTCCTTAGTCACTGTGATGTTGAGCAACTCTAGTTCGGGTAAAAATTCAGAAAAAGCGGCCGTGACAGCTCTACTTACGTATTGAGTAAGGGCGCCTTCTGTTTCAAATACCGCGGCGCTCGCCAAGCTTCCAAATGATGGTCGCATAACTCGGTCTAATGGTTTTGTAAAAATAACACCCATTACACGGTCTGACCAAATTTTTCCTTCTTCGGCCGTTGTGTTAACAGCCCCTGAAATGTTAAAAGAAAAAGGTAGTGAGATTACTGATGCCATTAAAATACTCCAATCCATACTGGAAAATTAGGGTCTCCGCCTTCAAACATTACCCAGACACCTTGCTCTAAGTTAGGAACTTTACGGTGTGGTGTGTGTTCTGTACCGTTAACCTCAAGAGGGTCTTCACTGTCTTCATGATCGTGCGTCAATTGACCAGTATTGCCAGAATGCGCCGCATGAGTAAGCGTCTGAGTTGCGCTAAAAGAATGACTGTGAGAACCAAAAGTTCCTACAGTTTGACCTCCTGTAGTTCCAGATACCGAAACCGCGTGGCTTGTATGAGTAGTTAATAGGGCCGCTACTTCAGAAGCAAGGTGTGGAAGATGGTCTGGGTGATCAGCGTTACTTGTAATAGGAAGACAAGGCCACGCCCAATCGCTAATAGATTCCCCTAGAATTTGAGGAACCTTTACTTTAATTCTATTTTTTTCAATAGGGTCTTGATTGTCAACACAAACTGCTCTGTAAATACCAAAAAATTGATTAGAGGACACCAGAACTCCTTAACTTTTTAACTACTACTTGAGGCCTAGTGCTTGTTTTTGTAACCTTCTTAAGGTTGCCAGATGGGCTAGACCATTTGCTTGCAATTATAGTTTTTCCAGCAACTTTTGGTTTTGCGCGGTTGTTAATAGAACCAAAACCAACAATTGATTTCTTTTTTGACGGGTGAGACTGACCTTTTTTTAATACATTTTTTGGTTTTTTATTGGTCTGTCTAACGTTAGGAATAATAGTTCTTTTCTTTTTAGTATTTGGTGTTTTAATTAATCTATTATCTGACCCTGTAACCGCCTGACCCAAAGAGTCCGTTCCAAGGCTTAGCACTGTTGTGTACCTTTGGTTTGTATAAGACTCAGAAGATATTTTGTGTTCAGTGGATAAAACAATCCAATATCCAGCATAGGTATCACCAACGCCCTCAATATACACAGGCATATCTGGGTGAATAGTTGGGTCGCCTAAAACTTCTGCCGTTGCTCGATACGCAAGTTTTGTTCTATCGTCCGCAGACTTAGACTCGTTTTTAGCCATATCGTAATCGTTAATAACAGTTATAGTAGAAAAACGATCAAAAAATTCAGGCTCATACTTTGATTTTGTTGCTTTTGGTCGTTTTTGATTTGTAAGTTGAATTATTTGACCAGTGTGTTTATCTACACCGCTTACGGCAGTTGCAGCTTTGTATTCACCATCTTGATCAAGGCTTTCTCCAACCAAGGGTTTAAATGAGTAAAGATTAGATCCCTGAGGGTCATTTGCGTCTCTTAAAGCAAATCTAGGAGCGTTTTCTCTCTCTTCGTCATACATTTTTGTTACAGGTTGAAAGTATATTTCAGAGTTAGATAAACGCAAAGAATAGCCACATTGTTTTGCAAGTTTAGTCATCATCTCAACGTCCGTTAACCCGGCCTGAGATACTTGGTCATATACACGTGGATGAGGTTCTGCGTTGTAGGCAAAATTATTTCTTTTTGCAATTTTTGCAATAATTTGATCAGCAGTTACGTTTTTATAAATTTTTTGTGAAGTTTGTTTTAAGAAATAAGACGCCCCAATAAAAGTAACTTCCGTGTACCTTGCTCCTGGGCTTACGTGAGGTTGAACATGGTGAACGTACCCATGAAAATCGTTGCTTCCTTCGTCTCCCTTTAGAGATATGGTCATTGGTGACCCAGGTCTAATATCTTCGTAGTCTACATCCCAATCACGAAACTGAATTGTGGCAAACTCGTGCTTAAACCTATCCTGCCATAAAGTCATTTCATTTATACGTGCTGGCGCAACGTTAGCCGAAGGAAAATTAACTTGAGCAAAATTAAACACGAGGTATCCTTAATACGGTTCCCGGTTTAATGTTGTTTGCATCTGATATTTCAGGATTAAAATCTAAAATAATCCACCATAAATCTGGTCGTCTGTAGTACTTGTGGGCAATTGTGTCCATACGCTCACCCTGAACAAAGGTATGCTCGGTGTAAGCAAACGTTCCCAAATCTTCAAATTCATAAAACACAATAGCGTTAGCGTCAGAGTCTTCGTTAATTGAAACAAAATCAATTGTTGAATACTCGTACCTAGACCCTTGAAAAATTCCCATTTTATTACTCCTCCGTTTTTGCTTGAAGTCCAGCAGACGCCATTAAGTTTAACGCAAGAGAAACGTCTGTTCTTATAGGAGTCATATCTTGACTAAACGCCAAATGGTTAACCGTTAATGAGTTAACGTATCCAATATAAGACAACGGGCCTATATCAATTCGAACAAGAGTTGCACTCAAGAAACCGATATCGCCAGTTTGACGACCGTTAATGCTTTTCCAACCTTTACCGTCTGGGCCTTTTCCGTTAATCATTGTGTATATGTACTCAAGGTCGGCTATTGTCCCAACCTCCATTAGATTTTTAATCTTTTTTGCAACCTCTACGTCTGTTGATTTTTCAAAAAAGCTTGTTTTGTAGTACTGAGCAAGTTGAGAATAAATAGCCGTATTGTCGCTAGAAGTAAACTTACTAACAGAATATTCTTTATTAAGAAGATTTCTGGCGCAAACAAAATCGTTTGTTCGATCTAAACGAAGGCTAAATGAAATAGTTTCACCACTGGGAAACGCACCAGCAACGCCAACAAATCGATCATTAACGCTAGGAGTTACTTCTGTGTTTAATGAAATAGAAGTTGTATACGATTCTGGGTTCCACAAAAATTGAAAACCAATTTTTCTAGCATCACCAGTCTCCATAGAACTGGCTTTACCTTTATCGTCAACAAATTGGTTTGCGCTATTGGCATACCACCAAATACGGCCCCTTCGATAGGACTCTGGAACAACACCCAAACCTTCATTTTTAGCGTCTGTGTAGATGTCCTCATACATATTTTTAGGTGTTACAGGAAGGCTCCATTGATGTGGTGGTAAATTCCATTGATAAGTTAAATCTGGTTCAGCGGGCGGTTTATTCTTTTCTTTGGTTGCTTTTTCTTTTGCTTTACGCGCCTTGTCAGCTTTAGCTTTTTTAGCCGCTTCTGCTTTTTTGCGTTTTTGTGCCGCAGCCTTTGCTGCCGCTACTTCTTTAGCGCGTGTTTGAGCGGCCGTGTCTTTTGGAGGAGTGTTTACTACTGGAACTAGTGACGGAAATTGATAAGAAAATACCATTAGCTATTTACCGCCTTTTCACGAATACTGTTTGAAGAAAGTACGCGACGTACTTCATTTGCAATTGCCTTAACATCTTGCGATGATTTTTCAGGCATATGGAAGTTTACAGTTACTCCCCCGTAGTTAACGGTGTGAGCGCTATCAGCACGAGACATATTTCCATACCCAGCGGCTGGAGCGTTGCCTTCACCACCCATAGGTTGAATTTGTAGTTCACCAGCGCCTTTAGTAATTGTTAGGCTTTGTTTTGATGGCGGAACTAGAGGTGATCCACTGTTTGTGGCTGCACCAGATAAATACTGCATAGGGTCTAGTTTGTTTCCGCCCTTACGTACTTCAAAGTGCAAGTGTGGACCCATGCCAGGTCCTCCACCAGTTTTACCGCTTTGTCCAATAATCTCTCCAGCTTTAATTGCTTTACCACCCGGCACTAACTTCTTGTCTAAGTGTGCATAAAATTGTTCTGTTCCATCCGCGGCTAAACTTTTTACGTAGTTACCAAATCCGCCACCATCAAAAGGAGTTCCTTCTACCGTTCCATCACTTACCGCAAATACGTTTGTACCTTCAGCGGCACGAAGATCTACACCACCGTGTTCTTTACCCCAAGTTGGGCTTCGTGAACCATCAGTAAATGTAATGTGACGAACCTCGCCAAAAGGACTTGTTACAGTTAATCCACCACTAAGAGGATTTACTAATGACGGAAATTGACCGTCTGAACCATCACCTTTTTCACCATAAGGGTTTGCTAATGAACCAGTAAGGCCAGCGCCCGCACCAGCAATTGCTGAAAGAGGATTTTTACCAACCGCAAGACCAGTTAAAGCACCTTGTCCTGTATCAAAAGCTAAGTTTCCAGCAGTGCGTAGCCAATCAGGAACATCAGCTCTGTTTAGTTGGCTTTGCAGCCACTCCATACTTCCATATACGGCCGCACCAGAAAATATGCGACCAGCGCCTTTCATTGCGCCTTTAAAGAAACCTGATGCTTTACTAGGAGCACCGCCTGGGCCACCTTTAAAGAAATTCTTTATTCCACCAAAACCTTTAGCAGCAAAACCGCCAACACCACCAGCAAGAAGGCTCAATAAACCTCCACCAGCTCCATTGCCAGAAGTGGCAACAGTGTCAGTAAAACCTTTAATTTCTAAGGCTTTACGAAGTGCATCGCCAACAATTCCCGCTTGGCGTGCTACGTCAGCAAGTTTGTTACTTGCATCCGCAAGTAGTTCGTTTGCTCTTTCAAATCCTTTAAGAGTAGAAGGCGCTGTGGCTTGAATAGCGTTAAGAGATGCGGCGTTTCTGTCGCTCATACTACCAACAGCGCTTGTAGTTGCTCCAGCTTTTTCTAAACGTGCTTTGTCAAGAC